AGCTAACAACCTAGCTTTATCTAACTGTAAATCTTTCCCTAAGAATAGTTCAGCTTCCATTTCTGCAGCTAAAGAGCTCTCAAAATCTAAAAGTCCTTCTGAAACATTTTTAGTTTGAGCTAAAGTTAATCCTAATTTCCGTGCTGCATTAACTCCTTTTGCTATAGATGTAGCACTAAAACCGAAAGAAGCTCGGATTTGGCCAGAGGCATTTGCAACTCCTGTAAGGACTTGATTAAAGGTAGCAGTACTTTCTCCCATATTAGTCATATGGTTATTCATTGCTAAAATTTCATTAGCTCCTTTTTCAGAATCTTGTCCAAATGCTTCAAAATTTGAAACAAACTTTGCTGCAGTATCTGCTGATAATCCTAATCTAGCTTGCATGAAAGAAACTGTTGAAAGAGTTGAAGCCATAAATGTACCTCCTCTATCCAATTCAACTACCATTTCTTTTTGTGCTTTTAAAGCTTGAGTAGTAGAATGATACAGTTTATTTTGTGCTTTTGCTCCTGCTGAGATTTCATGAACCATTTTTCTAGCTTCATCTTTAGCTACCCCCATTGTTTGTGCTGTTTCCACCACTTTTTTAGAAAAGCCTAGAGCTAAATCTATTAAAAATTTAAATGCTTTGACTATAAGTTTCACTACTCCTAAAATAATAGTAGCTGACTCAATACCTGAAAATGCTGCACCTATACCTTTACCTATTAGTTTAATTTTACCTCCTAGACCAGAAAAAGCTTTTCCATTTTTAGCAGCTTCACTTCTCATCTTCTTCAAACCTTCTTCTGCATTTAAAAGACCGCCGAAAAATTTATTTTTACTGATTCTAGTAAATACTTCTCCTGTTGCTCCTAATGCTTTTTTAATACCGTCTGCACGTTCTTTGTCTTTATTTAATTGTTCCTCCTGTATCTTAAGTGCTTCAAATGCTAATACTCTGTCTTCTTGGCTATACTCCACGCCCATCTTTTTAGCGTGTATTAGTTTTCTAATCAAAGCAGACCTTTTCTCTTGGAGTTGATATTGCTGTTTTTCTATATCTTTTCCTGTAAGTAGTCCTTGGTTAATTTTACTATTATTAGAGGCTAGTGTATCAGAGAATTTAGCTGCATTTTTGAATTGTCTGGTAAGGTCAGTCCCTACAGATTTAAGAACTGATGCGTCAGCTCCACTAATTGCTTCTTCAACAGAGTCTTTTAACGATTCTCCAATCTTAGCTGCTACGGATATCATAGTATCCTGTACATATACGCTTAGTTCGTCAATATCGCTTTGGCTCTGTTTTTTAGCTTGTTGCCGTTTTTTATTTAGTTCTTTATCTTCAGCCATAAGAGTGTTTATTTCTTATAAATAGCAAAGACTCCTATTTGTTAGAAGCCTTTGTTGAATAAGCAGGTTTGATATTAGGTCTAGCTATCTGCGTGCTTTTATTAGTATTTGATTCTACTTGTTTTTCAGCTTGTTCGGATTGTTTTTCAAAATGCTCTTTCATTTTATTGAAAGTAAAATTTCTTAACCAAATTGGCATATTATATACTTCAGTCCAAGTATAACCACCTCCTCCATGGAAAACTATTTCATGGATTTGTCCGAAAATAATTTGTCTATACTCAGACGTCAGGCCAAAAAAAGTCGATCCCAATGGGGATATCAAATACCTCCTCTCTTCCAGCTTCATCTGTATATGTATGCTGTATGTTTATATCCGGTGAAACTTCACTATAGTAATCTCTTAGTGCTCTAGCATCTTTTGCTAAAAGGTAGTTATTAACAAATTCTCGTACGTCTTTTTTCTCTGATAATCCGTTAACGCTTGTGATGATATAAGCAAGTCTGGTTGTGACTTGTGTGCTTGAATCTTTATTAATCTTCTTTTTACCTTCTATTTCTCTTTCTATATTTTTCTCATCTATATGAGTTAAAAGTCTAAAGGTTAGTGAATTATCTGTATTAGGTAGTTGAAAAGTAAATTCATTTTTCTTACCACTTAAAAGCTCTTCATCAATTTTTTTATTTTCTAATAAAGATAAATCTACCACTACATCTTCTCCGGCAAATTGCACTTTGTAGTCCTTACCGTATGATAGTATTCTAGCTGCTATCATTATAGCGTTTTTGTCTCCTATTAGTAAATCGTTTACTTTAATATCTTTAGATACTATTAGAGATTGTAGTAGTTTATCTATTACTGTTCCGTTTTTAATGTAGTTTTGATTGGTTAATATATCTTCTTCTTTAGCGGTCATATATTTCATTTCTACTTTACCGCTTGATAAAGGAGAATCCTCAGGGTATAGTAAGCCTTTAGAAGGTAAGTCTACTGTTTCAGTAGGGAGGGAAAATTTTGATTCCATAAATTTTATTTAGTTATAACTTATTATAATAATAAATATACGAAGAAAAAAGTTTAGAGCCAACAAAAAACCCGGATAAAATCCGGGCCTTTATAATAAGTAAGTAATTTCCTAGTAATTTAATACGCAGTAGTCCATTGCAACTGTAATACTAATCTCTACAGCTTCATCTGAAGTCCAATCGTATTGTCCAAAGTCTCCATTTGTTAGGATAGCTCCTTTAATGATCCATTCACCTACAATGTCTCCTACAGGTCCTAATATGTTTAAAGTTAAGTCTTTTTTATAGAAATCAGAATAACCAGCTCTACCTGTTACCGATTCGTATCCTAATCTTGCCCATTCCATTACGGCTTGTGCTCCAGAAGGAGTTACTGGATCGTAAAGAGTCATGGTCATATCGTCCCATTCTCTTTTTCCTCTAATTTTTCTATATGAATTGATGTGGTCTAACTTGATAACGTTATCGGTAAAGGAAGGTGCTTTAACATTCTTAACCATGAAGGAAGGAATGTTGTCGATATACATTACAAATCTGTTCTGTACCTTTGGTTCAAAGGCTTTAAACATTATTTCGTTTGGATCTAATACTGCCATGTTGTATTTACTTTATTATAAATATATTGTTTTTAAATTATCCGTTAAAAGTTGCGCCTGTTGGTTCAACTGTAAAGTCTAGCACAATAAATTCTGCTGTTCTTGCTGGCTGAATAAATATCTGACCAATTAACTGATTCCTGTCTACTACGTCTGCTGTGTTATTCGTATCGTCCATTACAACTCTAAAAGCATAAAGACCTTGTCTTTGTACTACTGATTCTAAATAAGGATTAACGATTGATAAGAATTTGTTTCTAGTAGCTACTGTGTTCTGTTCGAATACTAAGTTTCTAGCTTGATCTCCTAAGAATTTCTTAAGTTCAATTAACAATCTTCTAACGTTCACTCTATCTAAAGCTGATGCTTTAGTTTGTAATGTCTTTTGACCAAATACTGCAATACCTTGTCCAGGGAAAGTAGCGATTGGATTAACTTTTCCATCATACAATAAGTCTCTTTGACCTCTTGTCAATTTCTGTTCTGCTTGAATGATTCCTACTACTCCACCTCTTACTAGTCCTGCTGGTGCGTACCATGGTGCTGAACTATTATCTGTGAATGCATATACTCCCGGTATTGCTACTGAAGCTGGTGACCATACGTTTCTACCTGTTGCTGATTTTACTTGTACCCAAGGCCAGTAAGCAGCTGCATAAGAACTATTTAATCCTGTTGCTGTTGAAGTTACATCAGCTACTCCAGAACCATAGTTATCTAAATCTACTACTGCGATACAATCTCCTCTTTGCTCTGCTAAAGTAATAATACTGTCTAATGCGCTTCCTTGTGCTGCATTGCTGTATATAAGACCTGGTGCTGATACTATATTAAAGATGTATTCATCTTTATTGCTTAGTATTGATATTGCTGTAGAATAATCTGATCCATTTACTCCTTGTGAATCTGTATTTGAAATAGATCCAAAGTAGTTAGCAGAACCAGGTGCTATGTTTCCTGTTGCTCCGTGGAATGAACCTGATTCATTTATCGGTAATGACCCTGTATATTCGTCGCTCCTAACTGTTATACCGTCATTTAATAAGTACCCTGGTAGTGGACTGTTAACAGCAGATACATAAATATAATTTGATTTATTAATGTAGTCTCCAAAAGTTTTAACATAGTCTTTAGACCCGTCTGTTGCTGGAGCTTTATATTGTGTACCAATTTTAGACTCTATGTAATTAGATGATTGTGGATCTAATGATACATTGTTAAATGTTTCTAATACCACCTTAGCATTATGACTATCTGATCCTTTTCTGATTAGTAAGGTAAATGTACCTTTTTTCTTATCTACATTAGTTACTTCCCACCTGATGTTGTCTTCTGATCCGCTTGTTAAAACTCCTCCACTGTTTGTGATTTCGTCTCCTGCTGAACTTACTCCTGTTGAGGCGTTAAATAATGTACCTTTACCTAATGTCTTAAGAACAAAAGGTTGAGTATCAGCAGCGTCTGAAGAAGATACGTGTGTACTTGTAGCTGGAGCAAATGTTCCATTTACTACTCTAGTAACCAGCATAGTGTTACCTCCTTGTTGGAAGTAGTTCTTTACCGCTATCGATGTTAAAAATTCTTGATTAGTTGATGCTGAAATAAAAGTCTCTCCGAACTTTCTTTTGTACTCATTATAAGATGTAACAATAGTTGGTTCAAGAACAGGACCTTTTACGGTTGGGCCTAAAATAGCGGCGCCTGCTTCAACTGGAGCTGGATTGATGAAAGAGACATCATTCTCTCTTGCAAATACACCTGGGGAAATAATTGATTCTGCCATGTCTGGTCTATTTTGTTTTTTAGTTTATTATAAATATCGTTTAGGAATGTAAAACAGATAATGTATTTTGTTTTAACTTCTCTTATATAAATAGGAAAGGAGGATCTAAACCCTCCTCTCTATTCAAGTATGTTTGAAATATTTACTTTACTTCTTCAACAACTTCATCTTCAGCTCCTTTTTCCTCTGCAGGTGCAGGGATAAATTCACCTTCTTTAAGGTCGATTGACCCTACTCCATATGCATCTTCTAATTCCTTAACAACCTCTTGTTCAGAAGTTCTTAATTCCTCTAGAAACTGCTCTGCGCTTTCTTTTCTTTGCTCTAGGTTAATTTCAGCTAATGAAATTTGTCCTAACTCTTGAATTAGTGCAGCGTTTTTGTTCTGCAGATCTTGTAACTTTCCAAGCTCTTCTTTACTCAGTTTTGTGTTTGCCATTTTCTTTTTAATTTAAAACTTTAATTTAATCGATTAATTATATATTAATATAAGAATAAATAGTATACGAAACAACTATTATTCTAAATACTTTTATTTTTGTGTTACCCAGTAGCGGCTATGTTTCAAAACGTTCGTTAGAACGAGAATCCACAGTGTGCTCCCCACATTTGTTATCGCAGCTTTTTTAATTACTACTTCTATATATCACTATATAGGTCAGACTATATCTTCAATCTTTCGATTGCCGGACGCTCGTGGGTCTATTATTGTTGGGACTCAAGACCTAGTCGTTGCACCTTCTGCAAAACTTAAACCCTTTGCAGCTTGGCTCAGTGTTGTCTCATTGAGAGTTCCTCTGAATTCATCCAGTACGGGCATATATAAATATCTCTTCTTTTTAAATTAATCTACTTTAGCTTTAAATACCTGGAACTCACTATATCTAATATTTCCGAAGTCTGCATCTCCATTAATACTATTTCTTGGACCTTCTCTATATACCCATTTACCGAAGTTAAATACCAGTATATATAGTCCTGCTCCCCATGATGCATAATTGTAGTTATTAACAAATAATGTTCTCAGTGATACATAATTAGTACTGTTAGTAAAGGCAGTATTAGCATAATCTTCATATTCAACTATAGTCCCGCTTGAGTTTAGTTCTATCCTAAGTACCTGGTATGTTGCTCCATCTCCTAATTTCATGTTACCATGTAAGGAACCTCTATAAGCATGTGGATCATTATCGGGATAATCGTAAGTAACAGGTCCATTACCAGACATCATAGGTTCACCTTCATCTGTATGAGTTATACTATTATTACGTGAGATATCAGTTGCTGCTGATTTAGATGCTATTAAGGTTGATTTTCTACTATTCTTATTGAGTAATTTTGTTAACTCTCTATAGGGTGTATTAGCAGCTAGATACGCTTTTGT